ATAGCGGGAAGCTGTACTCTGGCCACTGATGAACAGGATGTAGCGATTGCCGATGCTGGTCAACTCGGATTCAATCACCCAGACATCTCTAAGTGCTTTATCGATAAGAGCAACCTCAAGAAGCCCATAGAGTGGGATGTGCAGGTCTTAGCCACCAGGCTAGGTAGAATCAATATTTTGTCCAGTAAGGCGCGTCGTTTAACTGGTAAGCGTATCGAGGCCGGTAACAATGTCAGTTGGACCATTCGGGATTGTCTGAGGTATGTGTGCGGCACACGCCCAGGAGATTGTGGTGCCCCTGTCTTACTCAATTGCAAGTCCATCGGACCAGGCAAGATTGTAGGAATACACGTAGCAGGACATGGTAATGTTTCTGGATTCGGAATTTGTAACATCTTGAGTCGAGAAGACATTGTCGAGCTGTGTGAGATTATGGAAGAGGGTGTTAAAGTCAATTCCATACCAATCGATGAGGAAGTACTTGAGGCCGTTGGCGAAGCAGAGTGCGTGACTCCTTTTGTGGGATCATTTACAGCGCTTAGGAAGATATCTAAACCAGTCCCCAGAGCTCGAACAACGAGTCTAAGGAAATCAGTCCTCTACGATAAGTGGATGAGTGCTACGAAAACTCCTGCAAATCTCAGTCCAAGAGAGGGTGTGGAAGATCCTATGATACCTGCGGTTGAACGCTATGGCAAGGCACTGACTAATATCAATGTTGAGTTGGTTAAGATATGTGCTGACAACTACCTAAACAAGTTGACACAATCAAAAGATCCTATCTCGTTCGATTTTAGGCCTATTAGTTTTGAAGAAGCATGTTGTGGTGTCCCTGGTATCCCCTTTTGTGAGGCGATACCTAGGAATACTAGTGCCGGGTTTCCCTATGTCTTGAGTCCAGCTTTGGGTTTCAAGGGTAAGGAGGCTTTCTTTGGTAAGGAACTATTGTACGACTTAACCAATGATAGGTGCCTTGCGCTTAAGCGAGAATGTGAGAGAGTTATAGATGAAGCTAGATGTGGTAGACGGTCGTTACATGTGTATGTAGATAGTCTTAAAGATGAGACTGTTTCACACAAGAAACGTGCTGAAAACCGTACTAGGCTCATATCGTGCGCTCCATTAGCTTTAGTCATAGTTATTAGAATGTACTTCTTACCTTTTTGCAGATTTATGATGTTAAATCCAATCGAGAATGGTTCTGCTGTTGGGATAAATTGCTATTCCGAACAATGGTCGCAGCTCGCTTCACACTTACAGAGTATGGGACCCGATGTCGTTGCTGGCGATTTCAAAAACTTCGATGGTTCACATTCCGCACTTGTCTTGAACATAATTGGATCCTCAATAGCTTGGTTTTGTGGGATCGATGGTGAAGACGCCACGATCCGGAATGTTCTATTCGCTGAGATATACAATTCCATTCATGTGAATGGTGACCTTATCTATATGTGGAATGTTGGTATGCCTTCTGGTAATCCACTGACGACTATAGTAAACACCTTTGCGGTAAACTTGTATTTTAGGTATGCTTGGTGTTCTTTACATATGGACTCCCACCATGCCATTTCGGAATTTGATCATTTTGTCAAGCTCATTGCGTATGGAGATGATGTCGTTGCGAATATCCATCCAAGTCAAATTGGTTGGTACAATCAGAATGAGATTTCAGCTGCTCTTGCAGTTATAGGTTTGACCTACACTACGGAAACTAAGTCTACCGATCAAGCTGCGGATACCCGAAAACTCTCTGAAATTGGTTTCCTGAAGCGTTCATTCGTTTGGGACAAGTACGAATCGCGGTTTCTGGCTCCATTAGAATTAGAAACAGTGCTCCAGATTCCGTATTGGATTAAGAAAGGTGCGGATCCTGAAAGCAGGTGTCTTGTGAATTTGGAAAATGCGTTGAAAGAGCTGTCTTTACACGATAAGGAAGTATTTGATTATTGGTCTAAGAAGATGAGGCGAAGCTGCTTTGATGTCCTAGGCAGCGTTCCAGCTATCACCGACCAGAAAGTATTAAGGCAGGCTGTATTCAATACAGAGAGGTATTTCTGACCTGATGTAAGGCTACGTCGTGGTTGACGTTAAACTACTCTACTGACTTTGGCGGAGTCGATAGTAAGTCGAATGCCCTTGGTGAATTGGTGACTCACCTAGTATCGAACCAGAATGTGGTCTGACGAGCCACAACTTTGTAGTCACTTTTAGTGTGATCTTTAGTTAGTAGGTCAAAACTCAGGAAAATAATACTAACTAATGCTGCTAAATTTTCGGGTGGCTTATTTAAGCGTACCGCACAGGATCTCCCGTGGCGTTCCCACACAATCCAGTGCACCTGAGTGCAGGCAGTCTTATGGGTGTAAGGTTGCCGAAGCAAATCACCTGCTGAAAATAATAAAAATCCTACGTCCGAACCAGAGAGAATTGTATCCATATGTGATGCTGAAGAAGTTACTTGTTTCGCCGATGATAAAGTTGTATCTACTATGACCACTCCAGCTTTCGCCTTACCAGACCCGATGATTGATCTCAGCGTAACCGATATGAAGGAGCATTCATTGAAAGATTTCCTTAGTCGCCCTATTCTAATAGATTCACCTACGTGGTCTACGGCTAGAGCAGCTGGGTATACTTTGAATGCGTATAACTTTCCTGAGCAGTTACTTGCTAATTCCATGTTCCTGGCCAAGATTACCAACTTTTACGGATTCAGAGCTTCTATGGTTTTCCGATTGGTCATTAATACCGAGAGGTACCAACAGGGCAGACTGATACTGAGTTGGTTCCCTCAAGGCCAAGTGAATACTGTGAAGTACGCTCAGTCTGTTTCCCATTTGTGCTATGTTTCCCAACTGCCACGTGTGGACTTTGATGTATCCGCTGACACTGCAGTCACTTTGAAAGTGCCATTTGCGAGTCCTTTCTCGCATTATTGTGTTCCTACCGGAGTGGGTCCATTTGGAGTTGCTACTTTGACTGTTTACAGTCCGTTAGTTACCCCTACTGGCACCAACAATCTCGTGCGGA